ATTAATGGATACCGTAACATTCCGCAGATTAGGCGTCACTATGCCATTACCCGTATAAGCCGCAAGGCTGGTGCTATCAAAAGGCGTATAGCCCAATACTGTAACCGCACCGGGATTGGTTGCCAATGGATAACTGAATGAATTGGCAGATATGTAAGTGAAAGTCACGCCTGACACATTGTATCCCGATGGCGTTACACCATAGATAGACCCTGTAACTGTTCCACTTGTCAGCCCCATAGGTGTAGCCGTAACCACTGTTACGACACTTGCCGCCCAAGTGAGCGATACAATTTCCACATTAAGGCTAAAACTATTAATGCTGTTCACTACAGCCACATAAGGAACTTCTGTGGATACCACGCCTTTAATGGTTACAGCGCCGGGATTAGAAGCCAAAGGATAAGTGAAAGTGCTGGTGCCCGTTGAAGTAATGGTAAAGGTGCCATTATATCCATTAGGTGTAACACCTGCGATTAAACCTAAAATTTTTGCGCCTGATGCAATGCCATGCGGCGTAGCAGTAGTTACGGTAACAACGCTTGACGCCCAAGTCATCGTACTTATGACAATGCCCGCTGTGCTGTTGATGCTGGTCAACCCCGTAGCCCCGCTAATATAAATCACTTGCCCTGTTGTAAAGCCATGTGTCAAATTGGTGGTTACAACAGCGGGATAGGCATTGGTGAGTGTGGAAGCTGAAAGAGTGGAGCCTATGACATTGGATATGTCAAACAAGCTAGTAAATATGGCATTAGCGATCTGATAAGGATCGCCGCCTCCGCCGCACATGACTTGCCAGTTAGTGCCGGATTGGGAGATAGCCACAAGATTATCCTGCACTCCCGACACATTCTGAAGCTGTGTTTTCAAGAATGACGGCATTCCTTGAGCTACGGCTTGGCCTGCTTGGATGACTTGAGCCTGATAGCTTTGTATTGTCTGTGCTGTGGCCCCTGCTGTGCCCGGTGTGAGGTTAGAACAGGAGAGGTTAATGCCGCCCGGTACAGAGGTAATAATCGTCGTTACGGTGCCTTCTGGTACTGCCCAAGAACCGGCTTTTGTGGCGAGGCAGAATAATGCCGAACTTTGACCGCCCGAGCCTATAATACCGCCGTCCTGCACAACGTATTGATAGATACCGTCCGATACTACAAAACCGATGGGGATTACAAACCCCGGTGTTCCCGTAGGATTAAGCAGAGTGATGGTGGAAAAGGTTACATAAACCGAAGTATTGGCTCCGATACCTTGGGTGACCCCATAAACAGCCCCTAATTGATAAAGGATAAATGCGTTAGCCGTATAGGGGCTAATGGAATTAATCAAGTCCACATAGGCTTGATCTATAACCACTACTGCGCCTGCCGCGGTTGAGGCCATATCTTCAACCAAGGAGCCGGGGAGATTAGCGGTTAAACCCGGTGACAAGGCTGTTGCCGCCGCAACTTCGGCATTTAGTAAATCTTGAGGGCTGCTAGGAACCGCGCCAGCACTGGTTAATGTCGCCATGATATTCCTTATGTAGCTACTACTGTTTGAATTTTAGCCCCATTTTTGAATGTGGCATAGACATTATAAGTAGGTTGGGTAGCGTTTTGTTGCCTGATTATGGTCAGGCTGGCAAAATATGGCGCATATTGGGCCTGAGTCCGATTAAGGGCTACATCTGGGGCTACTTGAGTCATTACCGATTCTTGCCCCGGAATACCGTAATTTCCATAGAAAGGACTCTCGCCTGTGGTCAATCGTAAAGTTTGAACAAGGGTGGCAAGCCAGATATAACCCACATCTACAATAACCGTTTCGCCTTGAGATAGACCCCAAGTATTAAAGAAGGATTGCGAGCCGCCTATTTGCTGCGCGATATTGGTAAGCAATGGGGCTACTGCAAGCGTTACGTTTTGCGTTATGTCCGTCCAGATATTAGAGAGCAGATTATTGTTCGCATCAAATATCTGATCGTTTATCAGCACATCGTTTTGGGCGACATTCACAACGCCGCCATTAGGGGTCGTATCAGTAAAGGCAGTAATGGCGGTGTATAAAGTGCTGGTAATAGAGGATTTCGCCCCCGATACACTATTGATCGTAGTCGTAAGAGGATTTGAGGGGCCGGTGACAATGGCTTCAGTGAGCAATGTCCATTCACCAGTTGCAGAATCTTTACCGTAAGTTCGCATATCAATCCTTAAAATGGCGCTGAGGTAGGTATAGTTGAAGTGCCACTTTGTACCCCTACCACATTGTGTTCATGGGTTTCCAGACTAATAGCTCCTGCTACAACATTGCCGGTGCTGGTTATTGTACCCGTTACGCTCAGATTACCCGTAATTGTTATGCCGCTTGAATTAATCACAATGGAGTTATTTCCTACTTCCAGTGTCAATGAAGTTTGGGCATTAACTACAACCCCATCAGGTGTTAAAGTAAAAGTAGTCTTGCCTTCTGTATCTTGTAAAACTACCCCGTTAGGCCCATTGATTACAACAGCATTTGCATCTACTTCAGCCCATCCAGAATTTCCAATAGGCACGAATACCAATGCCCCAAGATTACTTGGTGTTACTAATGGCGCAAGCCCGGAGCCTAGCCCTGAAATTCCACCGAGGCGTACATCAGCAGATATACAGATACCTAAGTCGTTTACCTTTATGGGGACGCGAATATATATGCTCCCAATAACAGGGCAAGTTACTGGTGGAAAAGAATCCGTACTTTCAGTGGCAATATCAAAATTTACCGTTACTATTGCGCCATTAACTTCAGTTACATGGCAAGGATAAATCTGTCCTAACCCTTGCTGATGGGCTTCCATCTTCTGTTGCACGAAGCTTTGCAATGAAGCGGCAAACGGTATTTTTTGTGCTTGGCTCATAGTTTATGCTTTCAAAAATACGGCATTAACAACAGTTACCCAATCATTTCCACTAGCTTGTCGGCTACTACCTAAATGATGAATCTGCTGTATATTGAACGTACCCTGAAATGAAATGTTATTTCGCAGTTGCGGATAAGTGCTTGCGGCTACATTTACAACTGGCGATGTTAAAGGGAAAGTAATGTTATCTCCTATATTCAAATCCGAGCGCATTACTAACTTGGCTTGAATAGTGTATAAATCAATCCAAGTTAAATTACCGATAATATCAGTGTAATTGATTACCGTTGTTTTTTCTGGAGGGACTGTACCATCAGCTAAAACAAAACCCAAAGGCGAAGGTGATATAAACACTCCAAAATAATCAGGCTGATTAATTATTTGTTGGCTTTGTTTATTCACATAATCACTAAATTGATATAGCCCATCATATTTACCGGCTTGTAATTCTGTGGAAACAAGATTTGGGTTAAGAGAGCCTTCAGGCGAAGCTATTGGAATAGTTGGGTAGGCATTTCCCAAAGTAGTTCTTATCGCATTTTCCATTGTTTGATATTGCTTCGCCCAATTCCATGAAAGATTGACATTGATATTGGGGTTAAATGTTGCTGAAGTAACTATCAAATCCAATGTAACTAAATTGCCTTGCCAATTACCAAAGGCTTGAAGAATAGACCCATTAATAATCAGTCCTTTTTGGCTGGCATTTGCAAAGGGAAGCCCTGTCGACATTCCAACGGATATTTGTATAGAAGCCAGCTTTGGGGGTTTCTGCGAATAATCTGGGTTTAGATTAGTGGCCTGTGATAAGTCAAAGAAATCTACGCCATAAATTTTTAATGCACCTGATTGTGTCGGTTGATGAAACGGCGATTGGTAAATATCTAAATCTACCCGCAATGCCCCCGAATTTTCAAACACGCCATTCATAGTGCTATAAATTAACGCAGGAGGAGTATTGCCTTTGGCATCAGGAACAGGAGTAATAACTATTTCGTAATAACGCATTATGGGGTAATCTCAAAATTCCCACTACTTGCGCGATAAACAAGAGTAGACGTTCTGAAATAACCAAATACTAAATTGATATTGTAGTTATCAGGAGAAGCAACTATAGGCCGATTAACAATTAAAGTCCGAGAAGAATTATATATGCTGATATAATATGCTTCGCGGTAAATATTCCATGTACAGATAGCAATATAGGTTATACCATCTAGTACAGGACTGAATTGAAAATTCGCATTGGGTGATGGGTTAAATGCTATAAGAGTCATTGCCCACTCCAACTAGCGCCTAAAGTAGTGAATGTTGGAAGCCCTTGAGTAATACTATTCATAACGCCGCCTAAAACCGATGAAAACTGACTTTCGGAAATCAAAGGTTGTACAAAATCCCATTGGTACATGAGTTGTACTTGCTTATCGCTAGGGCTGCTTACGTCCCTGAGATTAGTCAATAAACAGTTTGTATATGTATATGCCGGGGTAATCACCGTGAAAGTACCACCGGATATAATATGGATATTTATTTGTGTTTGTAACGCGGTCATAATAGATCGTTTCAAGATATATCCACCTTCAGTCTGCGCGGGGCACACCATTAACAAACTGATCTTCAAAGGCTGTTGAATAACTGCATTAGCCGCTACTTGAAGGCTGGCAAATGGATATTCTGCTACTTGAAAATCCGCCAATGTACTTCCGGGTAACGGTTTGTAGTGTGCAAAAAATTCTCCGTTTTCAATCCCCGGGATATCAAACATTTCCGTCAACACCGTGATAGGCAATAATTGACCGGGTATAGATTGCGCTAATCCACCTTGTAAAATAATAGGCGATATTTCATAGGCTAATTGAAAAGTAGAAAACCCTAACGAACTCATTATGCGTATCCTATAACGGGATTCATCGCCTTAATTTGCGTAATAATGTCTGCGCCAGTTGCTACATTTACTTTGAAATCCAATGTGGTGCTTACATTAACATTCGGCGTTCGCATGAAAGAAGGCATATTTGATTTATCAAGTACATTTTTAGTTTGGTTAGCCCCATTAGCATTGCCGCTATATCGAGATAATTCTTGCATATCCATTTTCGGGGATTCATAAGCGTTCATAAAATCAAAATCATCGGGGGGCTGCAAATTGAACATATCATATTCTTTCAAATTTTCTGGCATAACAAAGCGTGAAAGCGGATGATTTGGGTATTTAAACTTACCATTATTCATGTTCTTTAAGAAATTACTGGTTTCATTAGGTATTTTAGAAACATCATGCACACGTCCTGTTTTATCCGTATAGTTTGAAGCGCCGCTAAGGAATAGTTCTAAATCGTGCGGATTCCAGTTCCATGCCGCTAATGCTTTTTCTACATCGCCATTAAAACGTTTTAAGTTTTCTTTTAGTAATTTTACAGCACCTTCTGTTGCGCTTTTCATGTTAAACGGATTAGTAACACCTAATGCTTTTGAGGTGTCCGGCATAAGCTGAAACGGGCCTTGAGCGCCACTCTTAGATAACAGATGTTTGCCGTGCCCTGATTCCACATTATATAGCTGATTTAATATACCTTCAGGGAGGTCATTCGCAATTTCCGTGCGTTTAAAATATGCTTGCAATTCTGGCTCTTTTATAACTTCGCCCGAATCATAGTGCGGGCCAGTTTTTTCTAGCTCATGTATAGCCGCTATTTCTTCAGCTTTTTTCTGGCTTTTTGTTTTATATCCGGTAATGCCTGCTATCCATTTAGCTGCATCACCTACAGCCTCAGCTATATCAGCCACAGCGTTAAGAAAATCGTCCAGTGTTTTCTTAAAGTCATCACCACTTAAATAAATAGCGAAGGATTTAATGCCTTCGCCAAAAGAGGTTAGCCATTCTTTTAAGTGGGGGTTTTTAAGGAAGGCTTTTATAGCCTCTCCTATAGCTATAGCCAAATCACCTAATGGCCCTGTTAAATCATTTAGTCCTGTTATAAGAGTCAGTTCAATACTTTTACCTGCAACTTCCAGATTTTGCTTAAAGGTTTGCCATGCCCGATCTAATTCATCTTGTGTCTTAAATTCTTCATTGCCTCTATGAAGATTATCAATGAACTTCTTAAATTCTTCCTCGGTCAGATTTCCAAGCCTTCGTATATCCTCAAATTGTGCAAGCTGAGTAGCGCCTGTAGCTTCAATGATGGCTTGCTGACCGTGGTATTTTTGATATATGCCCCTTAGCTGAGTAGCGACTTCCGGCAAAAGTTCAGCCGCATTTTTGCCTTTACTTTCCTTGACACCTATCCGCGCAAGAATAGGCTGCTTTCTAATATCACTTTGAATATCGGCTAAATTACCTAGAAGGCTATTAACATCAAAATAGCGTTCACCATAAATTTGAGCAGAACGGTATTGTCCGGTAGTGATACCAAGTCCTTGCGCGGCGCGGCGATCAGAACTTACCGCTGCGGCTAAAGCCCCCAAGCCAAACCCGCTAGCGATTGCGCCAAACGTTAGCCATTTGGCTGCGGATA